GTGATTTATATCAAAACCAATATGAAAATGCTCTTTTTGCAAATAAGGCATCTGTGGAGGGAGTTAGGGGTGATGGAACTTCTACAGGTTCTCTGAATCAACAGGCAGTTGATTTATTGAGTAATGGATTTAAATTGAGAAATAATGGATCCGAAACTAATGAAGGTTCTTCTAATGTTTACATCTACGCAGCCTGGGCAGAAGCACCTTCATTCAACCTTTACGGAGGACAAGCAAACGCCCGATAAACCACTTGACAGACTCCACCAGGTCCATTAAACTGGTGGAGTCTTAACTTTTTATTATGTCTTTTTACATTTCTAAAGTTCACGCAACGAATGAAAATGGTGAAGATCAAATCATTTATTACAATGGAAACCATCATTGGACTAGTGATCCCGCAAATCGCTTGATTTTTGATACCGCAGAAGAAGCAGCAACTCATCTGTATGATTTTGGTGGTGAAGTAACTGATGTTGAACCAGCACCTTTTGGACCCTTTGCTGATATTACTGTACCATCTGGCACCGCAGAAAGCACACCAGTTGCTGAAGAGTCTGTAGAAACTTCTGATGTTGTTGAAGAAGAACCAATGGTGACTTTTGATGCTACTCCTGCTGATGATGAAGTGATTAGTTCTAGTTCTGGTTCGACTTCTTCTGGTATTTCATTCAGCTCTGATTCAACCACAACATCTTTTGGATCGGATGTAACCACACTTTTCTGATAGGGACACTTTAAAAACTGTCCACTGACCCCCACAGTTCGCTGCTGGGGGTTTTATAGTAGCCACATACGAAACAAACCGATGAGGTACTCCACATTAGACAGATTGATCTTTGTCACATCCTTCGTCTGGATGACTCACTGGGGTGTTAAGGTATCTGAAGTAGCACTCAACGCACTGTTCTAATGCTTACATTATACACTAGTGGGTACAACTACAGCAAGCGTCGTTGTAGTGATGCTGTGGAATGGTTTATCCAAAAGTATCTACCAAGACACAAGATTGAGATTACTGTGAACCATCGTGGCTTGGCACGAGAGGGTGTTTATGGGTGGGTATCTGTCACTGATTGTGATTGGCGTCCTCGTGAGTTTGAGATTGAACTACACAATCAAATGAACTCTGATTTATATCTACAGACCCTTTTCCACGAACTCTGGCACGTTTATCAGCACGTTATGGGGAATCTTAAGGATAAGCACGGTAAGCGCCTTTGGAAGGGCATAGATCACACGGAGACGGACTATTCAGAGCAACCTTGGGAAGTAGAAGCACGTCAAATGGAAGAGTTTCTTTACAATGAATACTTGGAGATTGATGATTGTGTCTATTGCTTTCCTAATCGCTTGACAAGTTCATAATATCTCAGTAGAATCTGGCTTGTCTGGGTTCATAAGAACGGAGCTAAATATTTCTTTAAGTATTCTATGAAAACAGTTGAACGACACAGATATAGGGACAAAGAAATATTTCAGACTCGCACATTAGTTTTTGAACCTTTTGAATACAACAGAATACAAGAAGTTATGGAGTTGATTCGGAATAATCTAACTCCAGATTTGCTTGGCGGAAGAAAGAAACTATTGTATCCAAATGATATTCTAACAAATAAGATGTATGGACATTGCTATCACGCAAGTCAGGCACTGTTTTATCTTATCGACACTGATAAGTTAGTTCCAATGAGTGGAGAAGATTATCGTGAAGAAAAACATTGGTGGTTACAAGATGGCGAGAATGTTTATGATGTAACTGCGGAGCAGTATTTTTCCGTAGGAAAAGAGCCACCGCATGATAAAGGTAAGAAAAGTAAGTGGTATGGATGGAAACAACGTCCACAGCAGATTTCACTTGATTTGATGGTTCGAGTGCTTGGAAATAGACTCATTGAAGATACTGTGACAACTTCCGAACTGGTTGGGAGCCTTGACTCCTTCCTCTAAATGCCCTATATTGGCCCTGTTGGTGAGGGATTTCCACTCCAACACACTAGACAATACACCGTTTAGTGTCGCAAAGTTCTTCTAACATATTGAAGAAAATTGCAAAAAATTACTTTTTCTTTTTTCTAAATGAACAACACCCAGAATTTTCTTGTCCCTCTGAAGGAACGAATCACCCTCATGGACTATGCTTATATGCTTCAAAAATTTGGAGCATTTAATGCCCCTCGTCAATTCCAACGTCCTATCGCATGGAAAGCAGAAGATAGGAAAAAGTTCTTTCAATCAATCCTGATGAATCGGGTTGAAGGTTCTTATGTTCTTGTTGACGTAAAATCTTGTATCGCACGTCTTGAACTTGCTGGTGAATGCGACAGTCCCACCTATAAGTTCTTCAAGAAGTTCCTCAGCGAAGGATACAAGTATGTGATTCTTGATGGAAACAATCGTATGTGTTTCATTCAGTCTCTGTTTGATGACACCTTTACGATTCCTGAAGGAAAATACGAATATATTACTGATGAAGTGAACGGATCTATCACTTCCTTTACTGTTCGCAAAGGAAAGCAAACGTTTTCTGAGCTTCCTGAACGAGTTCGTGAAATTCTTCAATCACGACAAGCTGCTATCAGTCTCTATACTCAGATTACCCTTGAAGGTATGTCTGAAGTTTTTCAGAACGTGAATAGTGGTGTTCCTCTGAATGGACAAGAGCTTCGGAATGCTTATTCTACCCCATGGGCTGAGTATGTCCGAAATATTGCTGATGAAACCAGTTCTTTGCTAGCAAAACTGTTCAAAGATCATCGCTATCGCCTTCGTGGTGAAGAGTGGATTGCTGATTGTCTTGATATGACTATTCAAGCAATCACGATCGATGAGATTTTGAACGAAACTACCTATCATGGTGTTAGTCAAACTACAAAAAACAAACTCTACAAGAGTGATTTTCTCTCAGAAAATGATAAAAACTTCTACTCTGATAAGTTTATTGAGTTGATGGATTTTATCACACTCATGATTCAAGAAAACATTCTCGATGAAAAGATTCTGACTCGTTCTTCCGCAGTTCAAAATCTTTACTGGATGATGTGTAATGGCATCGATACCTACGATCAAGCTGTTGATGCTGTTGAACTTCACAACAATGCTTATATCAACAAAAGCCGCACGTTTGTCTGCGGTGACGAGGATAAAATCTTCAAAGAGTGTTGTAATGGCATGAGTGGAGAGAATCTCAAAGCACGTCATATTGTCTTTGAAGAAATCATTACAAAGATTGTTGGATCTAATGTAAAAGACTATTCTTCTCTTAATGCGGAGTTTCAAAATGCTTGAGTTTGATGATATTGAACTCATGCAGCTTCAGTTTTGTATGAGTCAAACTAAAAATATGATGTCTATGGGTGGAGAGATTCGCCGTCATGCTTCAATCACTAAAAAGGTTGAAGAAGAAATGGAACGACGTAAAAATGCTACTGGAGCATATACTCTAGAGGGTGTTTTGCGTCAACTTGATGAAGACATCAAACGTCTGTCCAGTTGAAGAACTGTCACAGGGGGTCGCAAGACCCCTTTCTTTTGCCCTATACTAGCCAGGAATCAAAAAATCACATGAAGACTGAGTTCATTTGCGTTCAACCTAAATCTAAGAAAGCAAAAAACCGTTTTGCTAATTTGATGGATTCTCTTCATTCTTGTCGTGTAGAAAAACGTGAAGATGGTCAGGTGTTTTTGGCATCTATTTCTGGAAAATACTTTTTCTGGATGAAAGAGACTGCTGATGACAACTGGGACATCATCAAGTGAACAAAAAAATGAAGTTGATTCTTGCTCTTCAGCAAGTTGATAATCTCACCAAATTGTTTCAGGAAAATGAGTATGAACGATACTTGAGTTATCATTTGATAACTCTTCAAGTTGAACTTAAGCGGCAACTAGCACTTTTACATCATGATAACTCGAAGAGTTGATGAGACTCCAATAAAACCATTTCATGAAACTTTTCCTTATGCCTTAGAGTGGTATATAAAGGAAGGTAAAAAAAAATTACAACACAACGCATACTTTCCATATGAAGACTACAGAAACGAATATGCCAGAAAACTCAAAGGAACAGGAGCAATCGGAATCAAAAAGTCAAAAACAAAATCAAGAACTAATTGATGATGTCTTCTATGTGGAACCAACAAAATATGGAGCATGGAAAAGCTTCCATAAAGATGGTCATGGTCTGGTCTATGCTTTAGACAAAGAAGGATGTATCTCTGGCACACGATTCTATTTGAAAGGTTGTCAAGAAGGATGGCCTGATGATACAATGACATATAATGGCACCGTAGGTGGAAAACTATGACAATTCGCACATTTGTTGATAAAAATGGTAATTCCTGGGAATGGGATGAAACTCCAGAAGTTATTGCTGCTTTAGAAAAACTCAATAAAATTATTACAAATAATAAAGAAATCTTGCCTGTTGTAATTACAGACGTAAGATAGATAGTAGAGTTTATGTGCTTCCTTCGATGTTAAATCTCATTCGCAGATTATTTGCCCCATCAGAAAAAGTGAATCTTCAAGATGGGGGAGTTTTTGTGTTAGCAGATAAAATTCTAGAGCTACAAGAACGTATTGAAGTTCTGGAATTAGAAAACATTGAAATGACAAATGCTTTGTATGAATGTGAAAACAGAATGGAAGCAAAAATTGACAACATTCATCCTGTGATATATAATATCTCAGAACGTAACGATGCGTTAAGCAACTATTCTTTAGGAGAAAAATGACTTTTAGTGTTACTCTTCGCGCTGCTGATGGAACCGAAAACGTAATTGAAGTTGAGGGCGATCAGTTTATTCTCGACGCTGCTGAAGAAGCAGGTGTTGATATGAATTATTCATGTCGTGCTGGTGCTTGCTCATCTTGTGCTGGCAAAATTGTTTCTGGAACTGTTGATCAAGGCGATCAATCCTTCTTGGATGATGATCAGATTGAAGCAGGATTTGTATTGACTTGTGTTGCTTATCCTACCTCTGATCTGGTAATCGAAACTGATCAAGAAGAAAATCTCTACTGATGTACGAAGATCTAGACTGTTTTGAAAAAGCACTGTCACACTTTGGAACCAGAGTTGACATTATTATCGCTCTTGAAATGGGAGATAAAATTGATTCAGAAACAGCCTATAAAAGGATTAAGGAAGAACTTAAAGACCTTAAGAAAGTCCGTAAAGTTTTGAAAAAAGATAAAGATTCTTGAAGCAATCCCGAAGAAATTATTAAGTTTATAGATAAATGAAAATAGACATGTTATCATGTCAATGTAATCATTCGGGATCATCTCATGACTCTTCCATCCAAGAATAAAAGTCTTTCCCAAAAAGAGATTATTTCTATGGAAAATGCGGTTAAAGACGCAGGAATAAGAGCAATTCACCCAGATAAAATGGAAGAATTTGCCGAGTATCTTGTGAGAAAAATCAAAAATCAAGAAATCTGATTATGAAATGGGAAGTTAAATTATACGTTGGTGGCAAGGTCTTTACCGAAGAAGTTCATGCCACCAATGCCAAAGATGCTAGAGAAACAGCAATTGCCAGAAACCCTAAAGCCACTATTGTAGGAGTTAATCCTTTACTCAAATGAAATCCTTTGCTCTACTTTTAATCCCATTTTTTATTCAGACACCAGCATTTGCTGGTGGATTTTTTCCAACAGGACAAAGAAATACCTATGAGGTTTGTACCAAATATAGGGAAATCTATCAACCAGGTTACTATGATTCAGATGGTAACTATCGAAGAGGAACTGTAAAAACTATCAAGGAAAATGTTCCTTGTGGTTACTCTTCATATCCAAGACATAGAGGTGGACATTATCACTCTGATGTAGATAACAATTCTTGTATCGAAGGTTCTGTTCTTGGTGGTATCTTAGGTGGTGGAGCTGCTGCTGTTTTGTCTAGACAAGAAGGAAGACTCTGGGCAGTTCCTTTGGGAATTGTTGGAGGCGCCCTGGTAGGATGCCAGGTGGACGGAGGTTGAGCTGTACACCGCCCCTTGACAGGGGCGGTTTTTTTCTGTATATTAGCCATATTGAAACGGACATTGACTTGGTTATTCTTCGCCCACATCAGCAACGCATCCTGAATCGTATGCTTGCCTATGATAAGGGACAAATTATTGTTCCTACTGGCGGCGGCAAGACTATCTGTATGATTCAGGATATTGTTGAGAACTGTAAGTATATTGACAACGGAATGACTACCGTTGTTGTTGCTCCTCGCATTCTTCTTGCTGAGCAACTGTGCTCTGAGTTTCTGGAGATTATTGATACCTCCAATACTCATGTGATGCACGTTCACAGCGGTGAGACTCATCACTTCAGCAGCACTAAACCCGAACAGATTCACCTGTTTGCTAACACTGCTCGCACAGCTGGTGAGAATGTTATCATCTTCACCACCTACAATTCGCTTGATCGTATTCATCAAGCAGATATTGAGGTGAATAATATTTACTTCGATGAGGCACACAATAGTGTTAAGCGTAACTTCTTTCCTGCTACTGAGCACTTCAGTGCTATTGCTGATCGTGCTTATTTCTTTACTGCGACTCCGAAACATTCT